GTACTTGGTCGGCATGTTGCGAAGAACGCGATCGTATGTTGCACGAGACACGTTGTTTCCGCCTTCATCAACGACTGTACCGTTGGCAAGAGCCAACTTAACAAAGCCATCAAGCGCCTTGAGCAAAGCATTGCCAGACGATGTATTGCCATTGATCAAAAGGTCATCCATGTCGTTTGCTGTCTGGCGAGCCATCACCTGTGCGATGTGGTCTTCCAGCGAAGCGCCCTCAATGTTGTCCTCAAGCGATTCTGTGCTCAACTCCCAGTCAAGACGAAGCTTCACGCTTGAGAGCGAGACCTTCGAGAATGTAACCGGAGCATTTGCACCGTCATTTGTTGCCTCAGTTGCCTTTGCAAGCAAACGAGTACCAATGGACAGCTTGTCAATTTCCATCTGAGGTGTGCGCATGCGAACGACACGAGCATTCCTCATCAGGTTGGACTGATCCACCACGAAATCAATAAAACGATTAGACTGCTCAGGCTTGAGCAGACCACCGCTTGCATTGCCGACGACACCCGTGGTAACTTCGTCAGCCTTAGCAAGAATCTCTTCTTGTGTTGCCATAATAGTTGTTCCTCCTTAATTACGACTTGTAACCCAAAGACTCAATTAGAGACTGTGGGAGATAAATGTTGTTCCACATTGACTTAGGGGCAGCCTTTTCAATGACTTCCTCCTCATCGTCTGCGGGATCAACACTCTTTTTAACAGCGCCTGCGCTGGCGAGTTGCTCAACTTTGGCTGTCTGCTCTTCTAAAGCCTTCTCAGTTGTTTCCAACTTCTGAGTCAGCTCAGACTTTTGCTCTTCAAAATTCTTAGAAACCTCATCAATCTTGGCAGCGACATCTGCTTCAACTTCAGCCTTAAGCGAAGTGGCAAAGTCGTTTAGCTTCTGATCAATGACGGAACCAAGAGCTTCCTTTAGAACTTCAATATCCATTTCTTGTTCCTCCATTTGTTCAGCTTCAACTGCGGCCTCAGATTGTGAGACTTCAGCATTTGTGAACTTTTCAAGTTCACCGTCATTTGGCTCCGAACTTAGCCAAGTGACAAACTTTTTAATAAATGACATTTTATCATTATCAATATTTAAATTATCCATAGGTTCAACCACCTTATCATATTGTACATCATTTAGCAATATATTTTGGTCTTCTTTGCCAAAATCTTCTTCTACTAAACTGTCAATGTACTTTTGCAAAGCCTCATCGTTTTCAAAAGAAATGAACTTCTTACTTTCTTTGATCTTTGCATATCTTTCCAATAGCCTTCTACCCTTAGCTGCTAATCTTGCAGCGTCTTGCCTATTTTTAGGAACAGGCTCACCCCAAGCAGCGGCTGAAAGAGCTAATCTTGTCGGCTCGCCGTTTGGCTTTTTCATCGGGCCAGATGGATTGGTAAAGAATCTTGTTAAAAATGAGCCCTTTCTTCTCATCTTCTCAGGGGTATCAGCAGGACCTTTTACTCCCGGCTTCAGATTCGCCCCTTCTTTTTCTTTAAAATACCTTCTACCGGCAGCAGTTAATCCGCCTTTTGGATCTCGCAGTGGTTGTTTCTTTTCAACACTATCACAATTGCAAACATTTTCACCATCACAACACTTAAGCATATAATCAAGACTATTTTCATTTTCATTAGAAAATTTAATAATATCAATAACGGCAATTGGATTTGCAGGATTATCAACAAGACTAAGCTCGCCAAGCTCATATTCTTTAATTAAAGAAACTTGGCGACCGTTAAACATCTTGCCCTGCATTAATTCTTTTTTGATAATTTTTCCACCAATGGAAAAAGCACGAAGAGTCCCATCCAAAACTTTTTGCCATGTGTTTTCTGCACCTTTAGAAATATATGCTTCAACCTGCATAGCATTATATTCCTGACCATCGGGAGTTTTTAGCTTAATTGGCTTATAAGAAATTGCTTTACCAACAGCAACTGGGGCATGCATCTCTCGAATATTGCCTTGCCAATTTTTGAAAGCTGTAACTGATGCATTAAAATCAACAACATCGCCTACTTTATCAATGTTATCTGCGGTAGCAATTCCGCTGACAATCCTCTGTTCTTTTTTCACCATATCAATGGGGAAGGTTAAATTAAAGTCAGTCATAGGATTATTAACAGTTTATTAAGGATTTCATTATATAGCAAATTATCCTATGGCAAAAACTGCCAAGGTAACATCTGCTGTCTCGACTTCAAACTTTGTATAATCACCTTCGACCTCAACATAGTTCTTTCCTGCCGGAATAAGCACCTTATGTGGTCCACCATTTAACTTAACAACAGCATTTGTGCTACTGTGTGTATTAAAGAAGTGGATACAAGATGTGTGATGATTTGTATTTACTTCCCCATTGGCACTTGTTACAGCCGTAGAAGAGTAAACAATACCCATTTCGTAACCCATTATTGTCCTCCTGAATTATCTTGGTTTTCTCCGCGCTCTGCTTGATCGCCAGATACTCTTGGGTCAGATGCTCCTTCTGGAGTATCCGACCTTGCATTTCTTGGTTGTGAGCTTTGGTTGTTAGAATTGCCAACTGGAGCTCCCGCACCAGATTCTTTTTTAATTTTTGTTGGGAACGGAAGAACTTCATCGCCATCAGTCCTTTCGGGCAAACCAAGCGATGACCGAACTTCATTCGGAGCAATAACTTCTGTTCTCAAATATCTATCATTAATTCTAGACTGAATATCTTCATCAATCAAGTCAATCTTCTTAAATCTTAAAGTAAATAGATCGGTAAATTCAGCAAGAACCCGATTAATCCTTTTTTCAATCACAGATTGATCTGGACCAACAACCTGCATTTTGAATGTCTTGTCAGAGTCCCTAGAGACAGCAAGGTTAGCATTATCATAAACACCAACTTTTGGCGCTGGGACTCTATTAGCTACTAGGATTTCATCCCTGTTTGCTTTACGATATTTATCAAAGGATGCATCTTGAACACCAGCTTCAAGCTTTTCAAATCGAATATCGCTATCTGCTCCAATAGAGGCAGGGATAGGAATAACAAGAGTTCCATGGTTTCTTCCTTTAACTTCTTTTCTAAAATAATTAATTAATTCTTGTTTTGACTGATTACTAAGTTTTGCACCTTTAACAATTACAGCATACCGAGGAATTGCTTTATTCTCAAAATAATCAATATTATATTCTTTTGCAAACTTATCACCAACAATTGCAGCAGCAGCTGACACTGAAGAAGGAATACCATAATAAGTGTTTTTAGGAGAATAAATTTTAAAATGAATGATCTCGTTAGGTCTTGGATCATTATTGATAGGGTCTTCTGTTTCTTTATCACCGTAATTTCTAAAAAAGACTGCAGAGATTTTATTACTTCTTGCAATTTGGACAAAGCCATCTCTCTTTCTCCTAACCCGAACTAAAGTCCCAGGAATGTGACCGATATATCCTATCTCACCAGAATTATTTCTGCCAATCTCTAAGAATCCATTTCCAATTGTCAAAACATCTTGCCAAACTTTAATCATTGTTTCAATAAATGTTTCTTCAACATTTATATCTTCAAATATTTCATTAAGTCTTTCTTTTTCATCCTGCAGCATCTTTCTAACGCGAGAAACTTTTTCAGGATCACCCATTGCCTTTTCAATTTTTCTTTTTGCTTTTGTTGTTTCTTCAAATTCAAAGCCAACACCAACAGTATTCATAACTCGAGCCATAACAGATGCATTATGAATTGAGCTAGAATCAAACAGGCCAGCAAGTGTATCTAGATCATATGGCGGATTAACAATGTCATATAGGGAATAACCATCAAGGGTTTCTGGATCAATATATTTTGTTGATGTCCCATCTACGCCTTCAAATTTCTTTGCAAGCTTTGCCGCTCTCCTTTTCATTTTTGGAGAAAGTGCAGAATAAGAAATTTTTGTAAAAGGGTCATCAATTATAGTTTTAGACTCTAAAGCTAAATATTCAATGTCATCAATTTCTTGAGAAGCGCTATCATCTTCTACATATGTCATTTTCTTAGTCATATCACCTCAAATTATCAAACATGTCTTCAAATGGATCTGGATTAAGACCATTATGGAGTCTTTCGACTTGATCATCTCTTTCACTTGCTGAAATCTTCCTCGCTCCATGAACCCAAGCAACTTCGCCCTCTGTGCTACCAGTATAATATTTTGCAGCCTCAGTAACGCGCTTTTCAATGTCTTTATCCCCAACAAAACCCTCTGCGGATAGAACACCATCGCCATCTGATAACGGTTTGCCATCTGGCATTACCCAGATACATACACCATATGTCCTTGGGGGAACCCAAAGTTTTTTATTTTTGACGATATCGCTTGCCATCTAACATATTGTACACCATTTTTATTATAAAAAGAAGAAAAATGATGAATAGCGGTACAGCTTTTCCCAATTTAAATTAAAACTGAACATAACGCTATGTTATTTTATCGGACAAGCGCCAGTTGCGCAGTTATCAAGGTCAATTTCTCCCTGATTAAC